TCCAAAGCTTACTTGGATCAGTGCAGGTGATAAAGTTTGATACAAAGAATTCAACAACTTCTTGATCTGTTTTTTGTCGTGCAATCTTTTCAAACCAAAATCGGTCCTTTCGTTTATAAAAAGATTGCACTGTAGCACGACTTTTACCACAATACTTATGATAGTCATAACTATCTTTAGTAAAGTGATTCTTTAAGGCAAGATATTGCCTATAAGCATCAACGGGCATCATTCAAAAAATCAATTTTGCACGGGAAGTTTTCTTTAAGAAGTTAAGTTCCATTGCCTCATATTTAATCTTTTCCTTCAGTGGTTTTGAAATCAACTTAGGAACAGATTCAATATCAATGTTATTCTTCTCACAAAAATGAATAATTGCATCAATATAATTCATTTCTTCGTTTGTTTGCACTAAGGATTCAATCTCCTGCGCAAACCGAGAAGGGCAGAAGAATTTACTCTCTAGCACTTTCTCTAACTCATTCTCCATTTGACCCAGTATTGTGATGTACAAATTCTTTAATATAACGAACTAATAGTCTAATATAGTCCTCTTTATTTCTTTTGTCAAATACTTTCACTTCTCCACTAGGAGTTACCATTAGTGTAATAAGTTTTTTAACTACTTGACCAGTAAGTTCATAATATGCTGCTGCGTAGAATGTTTCTTGTACGAAGTAATTTTCAATCCATGCTTCCGGTTTAATCTTTTCCGATGTCTTAAAGTCAATGACTGCAAGTTCACCGTCATATTCTGCAATACAGTCTACCCTCCCTGCAAGACCAAGATATTCTGAGTAAAGTGTTCTTTCAATTGCATGAATATTATTTATCTTATCAAGATATGGTTTAGCATGAAAGAACATATGTTTTGTCAGGAGTTGATAATCATCCCAGTTCAACTCTTTGTTTTCAAGGTAATCTTGACAGACTTGGTGAAAATCCGTTCCTCTTGCTGTTGCCTTTTTGGTGATTCTATTTGCCTCTTCAAGACCAACTCTTTCTCTCCACTTAGCAAAGATCTGTCTGTTATAGAAAGAAGTCACTGAAGTAATAGAAGGCACCCAATTTCCATTTGGAAGATTATAGAGACGGATGCTTTCTGTTGTTTTACAGTCTAGTTCAATGTCACCTAAAAAATTATGATGAATAAATGTCATAGATTCAATTCCGCTTTTGCAATTAGATATTCTTTACATAGACCAGAACGAACAATATCTTCAACACCAAATTCAATCACATCAATTGACGGCATGACATTCAGAATTCTCATAAAATCAATAATACCATTCTTTTCTGCAGTTTTAACAAGATCAGATTGTGTTGCATCTCCACAGAACATAATCTTAGAGTCTTCTCCTACACGAGTAATAATACTATCAAGTTCATGAAAATTCAAGTTTTGGAACTCATCAACAATAATAATACAGTTATCAAGTGTTGTGCCACGAATAAAAGAAGTACTCCAAAAACTAATCGTACCTTGAGTTTTAAGGTTTCCGTATAACATTTCAAATGCAGAGTCATCTGGCATTTCAAACATATACTTTACCATATTCTTATATGGAATCTGATAAAGAGAGGACTTATCTTCATGATCACCCGGAAGAAAACCAATCTCCCTAGTCGCCACAAGGGAACGTACAATATAAATCTTTTCATAAGGAGATCTTTCATCAAGTACATCTTTTAGTGCATTATAAAGTGTGATGAATGTCTTACCAGTACCAGCAGCACCGTATGCAACAATATTTTGACCTTTCTTATAAGATTGAAATAGTAGTTCTTGGTTATCAGTTAGAGGATCAATTGTCCTCATTAAATCAAGATTAATTGGTTTTTTCCTTTTCATTTGTCTATTACTCATACCAAAAGGAACTGGATTTTGTGGAGTGTTTCTTTTCTTAGTGGGCATGTTTTTCAAGCTGGTTTTACTTTTGATCCTGGAGCCTTAGATACTTTATGAAGTACATCATTCCATCCAGGATGAGACTTACGAAGTTTGTCATAGACTTCGCCAATTTCTCCAGAAGCAGGACAAGTGCTCGGATCAGACCAATCTCTTTCCCATTGAGGATTGTCTTGTTTCCATTGGTCCCAATCGTGAACACTCATTGTTACTTCTTTTTGTTCACCAGTTTCTTTATTAACTACGGGATATGTGGGCAATTTAAACCTCCATTCTATATGCAGATATTTATTCGATAGTGATAGAAGGTGCATCCATACAGTCGGAACATCCTTCACGAGTCCAACCAAGTGCTTCAGATACTGCAGGGAACTGACAAGTAAAGATGCAACGTATAAGTTCGGCAATATCCATATGTTCCTTCTGTGTTCCGTGTGCAGAACGTAAATCAATGTAGTGGATCCAAGAACGCACAGAGCCCGTCATATAGAGGCGTGTAGGGGTCGCTAGAGGCAGTACAAACCTAGCACACTCCTTTGCCACTCCAGCATCTAGAAGGCGCTTGTAGATGCGTAGAGAGTGCTCAAAGTGAACACGGATATCTTCACTCAAAACTAGTTTGTGATAGTCGGGAATATCATCAATTGAGTTCTGACGATTCTTTGTATCCTGACGACGAAGTTCTGGAAGAGGAATAGTCTTACCAAGAAGAGTACTATCGGCATATCGCTGTGAAAATTCTTGATACGTAAATGACCTATGCCGCAAAATTTGAGCAGCAATACCCCTTGTAGTATTAATCTCTACTGTCATTGTTGCTTGCTCAAAGATGCTCCAGTGTTGATGCTGGATACAATACTTTAAAAGTCCAGAGAACTTTTGATTCTCTTGATTTGCAGGATTACTTACCCTAGCACAATACGCCATGTGCTTCTCTGCATCAGGTGTAACACTGATAAGTTTTACTTCTGGTTTCATGTATTCAAACTCATCAATCGGGATATCCATCATCATCTCCGTCATAAAATACTTCGTCGTAATCAGTAATGTGTGTGGTAATATCGTCGTAGTTCATCTTATATGAATCTACATCAGAATAAACTTCTGACTTTAGACATTCTACCAGAGACTCAAGGTTTTTGACAATCAACTTAAGCTTTTCTCTATCCATCTTTATCAACCTCAACAAAGGTATTATATACAAAAAAAAGGGAGGTGTCAATCCTCCCTGTTATATTCAAAAACTTTTTCAAACCATTCCACTAGATGAATACGATAACAAGACCAATAACGACATCCTCGATATGTTAAAAGATAACAAGCAGGACCTCTATTGTCCTTGTCCATATCATCATAGTGATAACGGTAATTTTCCACTACCTATTGAGTAATAGAACTTCAATATATATGAGATAAATGAATGCTGTTGATGCACCTGCAATAGCCGCAATCATAGCAATCACTTTCCTGCTCCTGCGTTTGCTAGCAGTGCTTGGTGACGACGTTGCTCTTTTTGCTTTTGCTCTTTAATGAGTTGAAGCACATTGAGTTTTTTCATCACTTGTGACCCTCCTTAGTAAACTTAACACCACGATATGTTTCGTTATACTGTTGAGGTTGTTGCATCATCTGCTGTTGATACTCAAGACGCTTTTGAGTATCATACTCTACGCCTCTGTAAATAACTTTTGCCATTGTTTTTGCTCCAAAGAAATGAGATTTTTAGGCCCCGTTCCTTCGGGCGGTTTGCGTTCGCTATTTGCGAATAGCGAATGAACGATCCGTTCCGCCGTCCTACTTGCGTCGGATTTCTCCGATGAACGTAAGGTCATTATAGACCTAGTATCATATCTATGCAAGTAAGTTTGTAAAATGTTATACCAATTTTATTATTTCTTAATCTCTTTGTCTCCAGTCGTCTGGTTTATCTCCACCAAAGAAATCAATAATATCGTCAACTCCATTAAAACGAGTTCTATGATTTGATGGATCAGGATCACCCAAATCAAGAGCATTCATAAACCCATCAAGACTATCTTCAGTCATCTCTGGATTAGCAGCACGGCGTCTTGCTTGCCTCAAAATAGTTGCAGCAGAACGATTTGCTTTGGCAAGTTTTTCCGCCCAAATCATTTCACTTAACTCTACTGATTCGCCTTTTACAATACGTTCACAAATTGCTTCAAGGCGCAAGCGATACTGAGTAGAGAGCATATTTAATCTCCGTATTAGGTTTATTTATTAATATGGAAGAGATTTAAATCCATCTAGAACTTCTTGAAACCTTTCTGCACGACTTTTGTGATGCTCTACATTTTCTTCCAGAACACTTACAATATCATCCAGAACAACATCCAAAGAAGCATCAGTATCAAAATATTTTTGGATTGCTTCAGCAAGATATCTCCGCCTACTCCATTCCATACTATAGGGTTTGTAGTCCATGATAAATTACATATTTGGATTGATTATATATCTTCTTCGTTGATATGTCAATAGTCACCGCTCAATGTAACTGAGCGTATGGTCTGTTGCATAAAGTTGTTGAATGATGATATCACAACCAATCTTTGGATTGCAATCACCACAAGTATAAACATCTACCGCAGCCTTACCTTCCTCAGGCCAAGTATGAATACTAATATGACTTTCAGATAGTAAACAAATTACAGTAACTCCTTGTGGTTCAAACTTCTTAGAGATAGTCTGAATCACAGTAGCGCCACTTGCAACTGCTGCATTTTCAAGAAGGTCAATAAGACAACGCTCGTCGTCCAAAAGAACAAACGAGCATCCATATAAATTAAGAAGATAATGCTTTCCCATTATTCAATTGCTTCGGAATCTATTCCATATTCATTTATAAGTTTATCTATTTTTGTTTCTTGTCCTGAAAGTTTTTCAATCTCAAAAATAGATGATTTTTGATACTTTTTAAGTTTCTTATACTCTTTAATGAGTTTATTTACTTCTCTGTTTTTAATATAAAGTTTAAACTCTTTTTCATTTTCTGGTTTAGCAAAACCTTTAAAACCTTCGCTCATCTTTTTTTCTTTTTCTCAGGTTGTTTATATCCCCAAATTTTAGGATTGACTCTACCATATCCAAAATCAATCTTTTGAACTGCTCCCGGACCATACTTATCATAGTACATGTCAAATAGATTCACTCTTTTTGTAGTTCTAGTTAAATCAATATACTCTTCACCATCAACAACATACCAAATTAAATAAGCATCATTTGGAAATGAGGAATCTTTTGCTTTAGATAGCACCGTTTTTTCCAGAAGGATTTCGCATCCATATTCGTGCGGCAGAACGATCTTTTGATTTTCTGAATATTCTGCCATTGTATTTCCCTGCGCTCTTTTTACAACATCACGAAGTTTACTCATACTCATGAACGACCTCCCCACTGAATATCGGGGAAAGCTTCTTTTACATTCTCAAAACTTATCTTATATTTATCGGTCAACTTTTTATCTTTTGTAAGAATTAATACTTCTGCTTCTTTAGGATGAAGACCTTGAAGAAGATTGATAAACATCATTTCACGACGAATCGTGCTCAATGTACCATTACCTCCTTGCACAAAATTATAAAGGTTTTGATATTCTCTGCGAAGAGAAGTTTTACCTCTACCATTTAAATCTTGTGCGGTTGCAGATTCTCCGCCACCAATCTCCTTTGTTAGATTTTCGGATAAAGTTCCAGAATAAACTGTTTGTTCTTCTACATTTCCATAAGGAACATCCCCTTCTGGAAGAAGACTAATTACAGTTTGATCAAAGTTCCAAATAAAAATAGACTTTAAAGAGTCATGTTCATATTTCTTAAGAACTTCAACTTTTTTGGCATTACTTCTTTGTTTAGAAGCAAGTTCTAAAATCTCAAAAACAAAAGGATTTGGTGGAAGAGTTTCGATTGGTTTTTCAGTCGTCGTCCTCTTCTTCGTCGTCGTAGTCGTAGTCATTTTCAAATCTCACTGCTAAAATTTCGTCTGGTATTACATTCCCATTAACATCAAACATCTCTGGGTGTGTATAAACTGGTTGAGTTTGGTAGAAGTGTTCTTTTGCCAACCATCCTACTACTCCTCCTACAAAAAAGAACATGATTGAGACCAATGTTCCTATGGTTAGAGTTACTGCTAGCATTTGTCTTCTCCAGAGAGTTTTATTTTTTCCTAATATCGAAGTGAAAGTCGATAAAGAAGTGAAACTCTCTTCGGAATAGAGAGATCATTTTACCAAACTTCACTTGAAAAGTTTTTGGTCTTTCTGATCTTCTCCTCCTATTGCGTAGTAATAACTCAACACCCCTGTTTATTTGGGGTTCATTGTTATTTAGTTTTCTTTTTTCGTCGTCCTGGTCTTTTGTCATAACTGTACTTTTGGGCATCCTCTAATATTCCATGAAGGTAATTTCTAATCTTTCTTGCCTGTGGTTTTGGAATATGCCCATATCCTTCACGAAGTTGTTTATGAACTTCATCAGAACCACCCTCAAGATATTGATCAAGGTCTGTCACTAAACTACCAATTTCATTAGCAGTTGTACTTCCAATAAATTTATCAACCTCAATCTTTTTCGTTCCACGAATTTTTAGATAATCATAAAACTTCAATACAAATTGGCCATTGAAAGCATAATCAATTGCTTTCTCAACATCGTTATAAACTTCGTGAAAATTATTATCCATTAAACTAGGTTTTGCTCCTTAAGATATTGAACAGTATCTGTGCAGCCTCCAATGTGTTTTTCATTTACAATAACTT